ATTTCCCCTGAATAGCTAACAACTGAGTGTACGTCTGGGGATCCGTCATGCTTTTCATTATATGGGCCTTATCAAAGTCTTTAAATGTTATCTCCTTTTCTACAGCTCTGTTCTTAAGAAACTGTAAAATGGCATCTCCGTGATTTCCATATAAAAATAATTCAAATTGTATAGCAGTCATTTTACCGTCCATGGCTTCCTCGTACTCTTTTCCGGAATCGAAAAATCTTAGAGTTTCCACTATGGTATTAATATCTAATGCTCCCACCCTTTTCTGTAGATCACTATTGTAAACAAAAGTGCGCTTCAAAAATTGGCATTCATCTAATGATTTTCCTGGAGAAGTTATTGGGCCTTTCCGAGCATCGGTGTACCCCATACCTAAAGATTCTGCTACGTCTTTCATTCTCAACGCATTAACAACTTCTATCAAATTCTTTGGGACACCCACTAACTTATCATCTCCTAGGACATTATCCATAACACTAGCCCATTCCTCCACAGTGGCATCGGGTTTATTACGTATCAAGCAAATGGCTGTCAACATCTTATTTAACAAACTGTTGAAGAAAGCAGTAACCCAACACCCCGAAGGTAAAGAATGAGTCGTCAAAAATAGTTCCTCATTAGTTAAAACGAAGCTTCTGATGCAAGAGTTTAATAAAATTCTAAAAATTATATTGTCATCTTTCGAACCTTCAAAAAAACTCATAACCACATCTGCAATGGCATCCTGCAACTCACTGGGAGCGCTACCATCGTACTTTTCAAAATCTCCGTCAAAATATAAGTGTTTCGTCTTCATCCGTCTGTACAATTCATCAAAATCGAGGTAAGGATTCATTCCTATAGCTACCCCATTTGTCCACATATTTTTCTTAACGTGAATAAATAATCTTGCTATATACTGTTTTAATAAAAATGTATGGTGTAGTGGCAATATTCTGTAAGCACGAGGTTTATTAACTTTCTCCATCGGTCTAAGCTCATCCTTTAGAGCTTCTACACATAAGATATCGGAGACTAACAGTTCGTCCTTAACGGCTCTACTCTTAAAATCTGCGATTCTTCTTTTAAACTCAGGCTTAATAACCTTCTTCTCATAATCAAAATATTGTTTCTTATCCTTCTCATAATCATAGCCATTAACACTTTTCCTATTCATCTCCGTTAAATCTGTCGTGCCAAACGCTGCTTCAAGTTCACTTATCTTAGAAAAATGTGTAAGCTGTGATGCTATACATTTCTTCGCAAATATTATTTCCTTGGGGTCTATCATGGGTATAGGTCGGTATGATTTCTTGGCCATTTCTTTCAATGTTTTATTACCAAAAGCAAACAAATTTGCTGGTGCTTTTAACTGTTTAGGAATGACAAAAGGTTGCTCTTGTAATTTCG